CGTCCGGCTCGCGGCGGATCCCGGTAAGCAAGCGCGCGCGCTGTGCCTCCCGGGCGATTTGCGTCGCTAGTTTTTCGCGCTTTGGCGGGTTTACAATACGGTTTATTTTGGCGACCAGTTTTTTCGTAATGTGAATTATCATGATTTTACCCCTTATTCGTCGTCTTTATTTACGGAAAATATTATGAGCATAATTATCGTAACTGTTGACCCCGTCCAGCAGCCCGCTATGAAAGCCGCCCATTCCATCAGGCGTACAATCCCTGTAGGCGCTTCAGGCCGCTGAAGCTCGGGTCACTATAGAGCATGTCGCCCATGCGCGTGAGCTCTTCGGCACCGTTCTCGTCGAGTATGACCCGGCTGTTTACCTGGCTAGTGGTGGCGAAGCATACCTTGGTCGGTATATTGGCCTTCAGCAAGCCGGTTACAACCTCGGCGCTTGGCCGCTGGGTGGCGAGTACTAGGTGGATCCCGACCGCTCGAGCCTTTTGCGCGATGCGGATAATGCTATCCTGTGCCGGCGGCAGGTCGGCCATAGTGTTTGCCAGGATGGCGTCGGTGAGGTACTTCTTGGCGGCGCGGTGCTTGTCGAGTATCTGCTCGGCCGAGGCGTCGCCCTTGCTGGCGCGCTGGGCCAGGCTACGGATCCGTTTTGTTTCGTATATGATACCGTCGAACCTATCCTCCTGGCGTGCTTTATCCATAGCCTCGATGATGCCCGGTATCGATGCGGAGAAGCTCGCCTGCTTGTTGTCGGCCATCATCATGAGGTCGGCAAATTCGTCGATGATCGCTACTATGCGCGGCATGCTCTTTTTGCCTTTGTAGTCTTCGATCTTGCGGACACCGCTATTTTTCAGGGTTTCGTACCGCTGCTCCATCTCCTCTACGAGCTCGTTGAGTGCCCGGCGCGCTTCAGCTACGTCGGTAACGATTGGCCCCCAAAGGTGCGGCAGGTCTTCGTAAAAAGTGAGCTCCACCTGCTTGGGGTCGATCATCAGGAACTTCAGGTCGGCCGGTGTCATTTGCTTCGAGAGCGATTGTATCAGTACGTTGATGAACACCGATTTACCGGCCCCGGTGGCACCGGCTACGAGCATGTGCGGCGCTTCGGCCAGGTCTTTGTAGATGGCCTCGTTGTATACGTTGATGCCGATTGGGATATTCATCGTGCCCGGCTTCAGGTATTTGTCGGCCAGGTCGATTTTGCGGCGCTTGGCGGCTGGCACCTCGATGCCTACCAGGTCAGTGCCCGGCACCGGCGTTTCTACGCGCACGCTTTCGGCCTTGAGCGCTGCAGCAAAGTCGTCGCGCATGGTAGCGAATCGCTTCATGGGTATGCCGCGCTGCGGTTTGAAGGTGAACTTGGTGACGCTCGGGCCGTTGAAGGTTTCGCGCATTTCTACCGCGATAGCGTGTTCCTGGAGCATTACCCGGATGCGCTCCTCGTCGGAGAGGTGCCGGTTTTCTACCTGGTCGAGTTTGCTAGGGATATACTGCTTCTCGACGAACTTTACGTCCTCGGTTTTGTGCTTGACGGCCGTGGGCGCTTCGACGTCCTGGATTCCGGTAACGAACATCTCAAAGCTGAATTGCCCGTCGGATATGTCGTTGGGGTTTGGCAGCCAGTGGCGTCCTGGCATGTTGAGGTCGTGTATTTGGGTCTCGTATAGCTTATAAAACGCGCTGAGGTATGTGGTACGGTTCTCGCCGTCGAAGCGGTAAATATACGGCTTCAGCTGTGGGCTGCCGTCTTTGTTTTTTGGTATCTTGAGCTCGTTGTATATGATGCCTATCGGTTCGCGGCCGTACTTGGCGACCGCCCAGTGCCGGTAGAATTCGCCCTGGATAAAACGCTTGAATGATACGAGCCCAAGGCCGTCGGGCCCGGCTTCGTCGCTGTCGGGCGTGTAGGAGCTGACAAACTTGTGGTCTACCAGCCATAGCTGCCCGAGCTCATCCTCCTGTACCAAGTCGATGACGCATTTGATTGGCAGGCTCAGCGGCTCGCCGGTCAGTAGGTTTTTGGCAATCTCGGCTTTGTCGCGGCCCACCTCAATATCGAGTATCTTGTGGAAGCGTGGCTCTTCCTCGAAGTAAGCCTTGATGCCGGCATTGTACTTTTTCTGCATTGTTTCGCGGTTGCCGGTCGAGCCGTAATTGATCGCACCGTCCCGGGTACCGGTGAGGAACTCGAGGCCGGCTGCGATTGCGGCCTCCTGGGGCAGTCCGTCACTGTAGTATTTCTCCAGGGCGATGTGCGCCGCTTTACCTATCAGGCCGCTCATATTGTCGAGGCCATCGTAGATCTTCAGCACATACGTGCGATAGAACGATGCCGGGTTCGACAAGCTGGTCATGAACGCCGAGGGGCTCATGTGCTCTACTATGTTGTAACTCATTTGCGTTGGTCTCCTTTCATACGCTCCTACTAGTGTATACCGCTCGCGGTTATTTGTAAAGCAAAACGCCCGGATAAAAGCCGCCGGGTGTAAGCACTAATATGGTTATTTATTTATTAGACCGGCGGCTCATGTCCGGGCGCTGTATTACACGCCCATATTCATTTGTTTGTCTTCGGTGGCGTACACCTCCTTTTTCTTGATGGCGAGGTAGTGAGCACCGGTTCCGTTGCTTTCCAGGTAGTCGTCGTTTAAGAGATTGGCAAACATAGTGGCGTCGCGCTTATCCATGATGATTATCGCATTGCTGGCATCGTCGGTCATAAGCGCCAGGCCAAACTCATCGGCTTGCTCGACGATTTGATCTTGGCTTAATAGGCCGGGTTGGCAGCGCAGCAGCTTGTCGGCGAGCGCCGGTGTTTCGTAGGCCAACGCCTGCATCGATAGCCCTTCGGGGAAGCTGAACTTATAGTGCTTGTTGAGTTGGCTGATCATGCCATCGAGCTGGGTGCGCTTTTTGGCGTCGTATTTGAAGAGCTGGGTAAACTTGGTGATATTGAACACGAATATTTGTTCGCCGACAGCCAGGACTTCGCATCCCGGTTTGATTTCGATGGCTGCCTGGGCCTGCATGGTATCGAGCATACTGTTGGCGTCGATTTCGAGCGCTTTATTGCTCGGCAGGATCCCGGCCGCCTGCAGCCGTTTGAAAATATAGAACGATTTTTTGCGCTTGTCTTTGAACGAGAAGCGGGCAACCACACCGTGCATCTTGCGAATTTCGTGGTCTTGCTCCCGGAACAGCGCCAGCTTTTCATCGTAGGCTATCTGCTCGATGACCTCTTGGGCGTGCGACACGCTCTTCAGGTCGATAAAGTCGATGGCGTTTTCTACGTTGTCGTCGACGTGAATGTCACGGATCGCCATACCGGTTGCCGCGCCGGTCTCAACCGTGCCAATGATATCCAGCAAAAAGAGCTGCTTCAGGCGGCCGATCAGCCGGGGCGAGTGCGCCAGTGAAAATACGGTGTAATGCTTGGTGAAAACAAATAGATCGACTTCGATGTCGTCCTTGGCCGCGTCGACGGAGTTGGCCCATTGGAATATATCAGTGGTCGGTGTTAGTTTCATTATCTAAATCCTCCAGTTGGTTAATGATGGCGGCGTACCCCTCGGAGCGCCAGTAAGTGCTATGATCGATCGCCCACAAGGCAATCTCGTGGTTGTTTTCGGCACCGTCTTTTTCAGCTTCTCGCTTGATATCCGGTATCTTGAATGCGGTGGTTTGTGATGGCCGTTTCTTGGCCGCTACATACGTCATTAGCTTTCGGCCTTTTTGGCGGCCTCACGCTTGGCTTTTGACGCTGCGATTTTATCCTGCAGCGTTGGCGCTGTCGGAGTATCGTCGGCTTCGTCTTCAGCTGGTGGGGTTTCTGCAGCGTCGCCGGACTGGTCGCCGGTCACTACCTCGCCCTCGATTGGGTCTGCTGGCGGCGTAGAACCGTCGTTATCGTCGGGCTCGTCGCTTGGGTCATTATCGACATACCTGTAATCATCCTCGCCCTTGAGCGCGGCCTGGTCTATGCGCATTGCTTTCTGCAGTTGCTCGGTAGATTGTGGAGCCCAGCGTGAAATGAGCAGCTTCAGCACGGTCTTTTTGGCCATCGGGCCAAAGTCGTCCACCCATTTACCATACCCGAGCTTGAAGGTCTGGCTGTACTTGCGGGCGTGGTCGCGTAGATCCTCGTTAGTCATATAGAGCACTTTTTCAAAGCCGGTGCCGAGTTTCATATACGCCAGGTATCCGGCAACTGGTGCCTTGGCCCGCTCTTTCGGATCGGTGATCATTTGGAACGTCGGGTCGCCGGACACGAAGTCCTCGCCAGTGAACTCGCCCTCTTTTACCTCGCGGACGTTGAGCTTGGCAATTTCGCCGGAGCGAAGCGCCAGCTGAATAAAGCCCTTATACCCGATCTGGAACTGCACATCGTATACGTCGTGGCCGGCAGCCTTCGAGGCTTTGCCGTTCTTATACGGTATGATATATGCAAATCCCAGGTTGGGATCGATTGGCAGTCGCATACTCGCGGCTTTGAGCGCGGCCTTTATAACCTCGCCCGGCTCGCAGTTCTGTAGCATGGCGTTGTTATTGACGACACTGAGCAGGCTTGAGGTGAAATCCTGGCCGCGACTGCCGATCGTTTTTTCTATGGATTGTTGCGCCGCATCGCTTCGGATGAAGAGCTGCAGCTTATTATTTGCCATAACGTTGGTCTCCTATTTATGGTTCGTTTTCATTGTATACCGCTTGCGGTAAATTGTAAAGAAAAAGAGAACCGGCGGGGTATTCCCGCCGGCCTTGGCTATCGTGCTGTGCGGCACTCGCGGTTGACTTCGCCGAGCTTTTCGTAGAAGTCCTTGGCGTCGACGAGGATCTTGTTTTCAAAAAACTCGTTGCCAATATCGCGGCCAGTGTTTACGTCACAGTTGAATTCGATTTTTGTGACATCCCGCTGCTTGCGCTGGTCGTACTCCGAAGTTACTCGTTCGATAGTGTAGCCCTTCTGCAATAATGCTGCAGCAACGCCCCGGTGGATGGTGAAATATTTTCTGTTCATTGTTCCCTTATACCCTTATAGTTTTATGATTGATTTGATTATTACTTGGCCGCGCAGGTGCCGGTTGGCGTGGTGGCCGGTTGGCTTTGAGCGGGTGGGTAATCAGTAGTCGGTGTGCTGGTGGCAGGCTTCTCGGTAGACCAGCATTTTGTGTACGTGCTATCGCTGCACTCGATGCCCGGAGGGGGTACACACCCCTTTGGCCCGACGTTCTCGTAAAATGGGCAGCCGCTCGGTTCGTTTTTACATACCGGCTCGCTGTCGGTGCCGCCGATGCGGTATGTGCCGGCCGGGCAGGTGCTTTGGTCGGCCGGGCTGGCCGCCTGGACACCGTATATCAGATGCGAGCCCGCGAGTGACAACCCTATTACCAGAAGTGCTATACCAGTGATTTTAACCGTTCTTTTTTTCATGAGGTTTGCGATCCTTCCTAATGCTTTTATTTTTGGCTCTACCCTCGTTCACGTAGCCCCATGCGCCAGGGTGCTTGAACACTCCGCGCTGCCGGGCCACCATGCGCCGCGTGCGGCGGTTTGGGAAGCGATTGGCATCGACTTCGGCAAGCTGCTCCGGCGTCAGGTCGTCGCGGGTGATTCGCTTGCGATCTTCGCGCTGGCCTTCGTTGTCCACCATTTTATTATCCATGAGCGTATTATACCTCCTTTGGTACAGTTTGAACCGCGAATATCGTGGTTTGATTATTGCTAGTGCGCCGGTAGTACGGCCGGATAAATACATCTTCGGTCTGCAAATCGCTGGTGCGGCGCTCGAGCCGGTATACCTGGCCTGAAGGGATACCCTCGATACGCTCGAGGGTATCGGCGCTGATATCTATCAGCCACTCCCCGCCGTCGACCAGGCGTATGACAATGCGCGCCGTGTTCATACCAGGCGCTCCGATATGGCTTCAGCTTCGCTTTCGGTAATACCCGGGCAGTCTACTGCTGGGCATACAATCGTTGCTCGGCCGCCGCATCCGCATGACCAAAGGCCGTCGGAATCAGGCGCGGTGCAGCAGGGCGGCTCGAGGTATGCATTGGAGTGCATAGGTACTAATTCACCGTTGTCGTAATAGTACTGCTCTATCTGTTGAGCCACCACCGCTGCGTTCATTTCTGCTTACTCCTCGTCCTTTTTAGCCGAGGCTTCTTCGTACTCTGATACGTCTTGCTTGGTGATGCCAATGCGCTCGAGGTATTCAGGCTCGTACTTTGCGATCTCGTCATAGTGGGCGTTGAGCAGGAAGCGAACCGCTACCTGATGGTTGTTTTCGGCCATCTTGAGGTACTCTGCGAACATACCGGCAAATTCATTGATGCGGGTTACGTTGCGCTCGGCTTCCAAAATAGCGTCGTCGATTTCGGTCATTACTTGGGCCTGCTTGTCGGTGATCTCGGTGCGGCGGCGGTTGTTGCGCTCGATTTTCTCTTTTTGATCACCGTACTGCTTCAGCTCATCCTTGAGCTTGTCGTATCGATCGAGGGAGTATGCGGGTACGGTTTTTATATCGACCTCGCCGATGTCCCGGCTCTTGATGCGGTAGTACTTGGTGCTGTTGCGGTAATCGTAGTCGGTAGAAATCGCCAGGCGGGTGAGCACCTCGGCTGCTTCTTTTGCGGCCTCGATCGTTTCGAAGGTGTACTCGTTGCTATAGCCGGAGCTGATTACATACAGGTTGATATCCGGCTTCAGGTCGTCGCGCTCCTCCGGGCTATCCATGTAGGCCGGTACGGCTGATGGCAGGGCAATGCCGCGCTCAGCGAGCTCGAGCAAATATACCTGCTGTTTTTGTTCCGGAGTGAGTGTTACCAATTCATCTTGTGTTAAATCGATGAGTAATTTCATAGTTATTTTTGCGCTTCTTTCTTCCCTTTTACCGGTGCCTTTGCGGGGTCGGTTTTGATATTGTGTGCGACAAGATTGTCTTTGTGCTGCAGCCGGCCCATGGCGGCGTACGCGCTGGTGACGTGGAAGTATACCTTCTCATTCACAGGCTCGTAGGCAGCGCCGTCGAACCGGACCACCCGATACCCGCCGGGCGTGTACTCGACGAGATACGGCTGTGTGGCCGTGTTAGATTTGGTTTTAGTTGATGCTGTAGGCATAGCGTTGGTCTCCTTTCATTGCTATGGTTTCACTTTATACCGCTTGCGGCTAATTGTAAACCCTATTTTTCATTTATATTTCACCTGTTACAATGAGGTGCAGAACGTCGGGTCAACTCTTATAGTTGGTCTCCCCCGGCGTTCTTTTATGTTGCCTGTATAAATAAGTTGATCAACCTAGAACCCTGCCTCTTTGCGAATTAGCATGGTGAACAATTTTTGAGTGTTAGTGGCGGGCTGGTAGCGCGCTGTCTCACGAGTGGCGCTTGCTGCGACTGCTACCCGGTGCGGCTGGATGCGAAAAAACCGCTTTGCAAACCACGGCTTATACTTCTCGTCGATTAAATCGCTGCAGTCGTGCAGCTGCATATCCACTCTCTTATTAACATCTATAGATGATGGACTATAGTCTATAGATTGTTTAAATTCCTGGTTCCTATTGACTATAGACGCGAGCGATTCGGTTTTCGTTTTTTGCATCAAAACATTGACCTCCCACCCCAAGGTATGCTAATATAGACCCGAGTGGTTACCAGAAGTATGTAGCAATCTTCTAATAAGCCTCGAGCAAATAGCTTGGGGTTTTATTTTTACTAATTTTTTGGCTTTCGGCGATATTGAGTGATTTGTATGTAGCAGGCGCGGCCCATGGCTCCAACGCGTGCTAAGCCCTATAGTACGCCATTTCGCTTACGCATTGCAATACTAAGCGTGTGCGTGTTTGTGGACAACCGTGTGGAAAAGTACATAATACTATTGACAAAATAGCCGCCGTGTGCTATTATAGTAGAGTAAAACAAAGGAACCACCACATGCAAAAATTCACAATCTACCGCGAAGGAAAAATAGACCGTACTGCCACCCTGGCCTTCCGTATTCGTATACAGGCCCCGGTAGTACTGCAGAAACTCGACGACGCATTCAACCGACTATACGAGCTTTAATTTGTGAGGGACATAGATGTCCCTCGCTGCGCCCCACCCCGGGGCGCTTTTTTTGATGGTTGCAGGAATTACCGCAAGCGGTATAATGGGACGTACAAACCAACGTGAAAAGGAGACCAACGCCCATGCAACCTATATGGATCGTAATCATAGTGATATCACTAGTAATTTTCGTGCCTATTTGGCTGTATTTTATCGCCTATATGACGGAAATGGCAAAGCTCAACGCCCACCGCGACTGGCGGCGAGATAACGGGGGTAAGTAATGATCGGCCGTGTACAAGACCAGGCGAGCATAAAAGACGATGCTGTCCGGATAAACAGCGGGCCCATCGGCCGCGAGTGCAAAATTACCATCGGTGACACCATAATCCCGGTTATGGCAGCCGACATTCGTATTCGGCCGGATGAATTAGTCACGGTCGAATGTACCCTCCGCGCCAAGGACGTCGATATCCAGGCGCTCAAATCAGAAACCCGTTTGACTATTATGGAGGGTGACGAGTAATGCAGCTTACCATCCACAACATCAATAACCTGAAGACCATCGATTACCGCGAGCTCACCAATCTACAGGGCGACCTGAAAGAGCTCGACGAGCAAAACGAAATCAAACTCAAAAACGTGCTCGAGAAGCGCGGATTCCGAGCGCCGGTGTTCGTGTACCGCGACAAAGGCGGCAGCATCTACCTGATGGATGGTCACCAACGCCAGGCGGTCATGACCAAATACGACATGAACGACAACGGCAATTATGCCGTGCCGTACGTCGAAATACCGGCCAAAGACCTCCAGGAGGCCCAGGCCATACTACTCGAGATCACCAGCCAGTACGGTACGCTCACCAAAGAGGGGCTCGACAACTACCTGAAGCTGGCCAAGTTGCCAGTGGCCGAAACGATGAAGCTCGTAAACTTCGATGCGCTGCGCGCCGGCTCCGACAAAAAGAAGCCCAAGGTAAAAGAGGATGAAGCCCCGGAGCTCAACGAGACGGTGAAACCGTCCAGCGTTGAGGGGGGGGTATACCAGCTGGGAAGGCACCGCGTCATGTGCGCTAGTTCTACCGACTCTGCCAATGTGCAGCGACTCATGGGCGACGTGCGGGCTGACCTGTACCTTACGGATCCGCCGTACAACGTCGATTACACCGGCAAAACCAAAGACGCGCTGAAGATCGAGAATGATAAAAAAACCGATGGCGACTTTTTGATCTTCCTATCGGAGGCGTTCAAAGCCGCCACCGACGTGATGAAAGATGGCGCAGCGTTCTATATTTGGCACGCCGACAGCGAGGGGTTCAACTTTCGCGGCGCATGTAAAACCGTCGGGCTCGACGTCCGCGAATGCCTGGTGTGGGTCAAAAACAGCATGGTGCTTGGCCGCCAGGATTACCAATGGCGACATGAGCCCTGCCTATATGGCTGGAAAGCCGGCGCAGCGCACAGCTGGTACTCCGATCGGAAGCAAACCACCGTCCTGGAGTTTGACCGGCCGACGCGCAGTACCGAGCACCCGACGATGAAACCAATCGCCCTGCTCGCCTACCAGCTCGACAACAGCACCAAAGAGGGCGACGTTGTCCTGGACTCATTCCTGGGCAGCGGATCCACGCTGATTGCCGCCGAGCAAATGAACCGCACATGCTACGGCCTCGAGCTCGACCCGCGCTTCGTCGATGTTATTCGCAAGCGCTACTGGAAGCTCACCCACGATGATAAAGAAGATGGATGGGAGGCGGGCACTCCGCTGCTGCAGCCATGAGCGCGTGCCCGGGCGAGGGATGCACCCACCCGGAGTGCGTGAACTTCCGGGCATATACCATCGATAATGCGACGGCCGGTGACACCGAACTCGGCCGCGTAAACGTCCTGGTGTCGCCCACCTCGACCGTCATGAGCAATATGGAGTTTGGCGGGTGGGTCGCGCAGCGCGATGGCTCGCTCGTCAGTGTGGAATATGCAAAAACTTTAAACCGCGCAGAGCGCCGTAAACGAGGTATAAAATTATGAAAATCACGATCACAATCGATAGCAACCCTATCGGCGGCACCAAAACTACCGTGAGCATCGACGACGGATCGGAGCCTGTTGTCACTACCGGCGAGCCGCTGCCCATCGCCATCGCTGCCCAGGATCTACCGGCCGGTGCAGCTGTCGAGCTCAGAACACCAATTAAGCCAGACCCCCCCCGGCCGAAGGTACATAACCCCACCCGGCCAATCGCTAGAGTAGAGAAGACGTGCGCCGGATGCGGGGATACCTTCGTCGCTGAAGGTAAAAGCATCGCCCGGGCAAAGTTCTGCAGCAACTGCCGCGCCGGCGGCAAGCCGGCAAATGCAAGCACCGCCTCGGGGTCAGAGCCTGTGCTTGCAGGGCCAACTACAAGCAAACACACCAAAGCCTGCACAAAGTGCGGGGACGATATGCCGGCGACATCGATGTATACCGAGTGCGCGAACTGCCGGCCGCCAAAAGACAAATCAAAAGTGAAACCCTGCAAATTATGCACCAAGCTCGGCAAGCCGTGCAAACGGCACCGCGACGGGCCAGTGCGCATCACTCGCGGCCCCGCCCAGCAATACCCTGCTACACCATCGGCCGACGAAACACCGCACCTTGACGACACTAAACCCCAGCCGCAATTCTTACCCGGATACGAGAAATCGCCCGAGGAGATAGAAAAACTGCGCACCAGCTTCCCGCTGCCTGGCGCTATGCCAACCGGCAGCCTGCGCCACACTGAGAAATCATCCGACGACTTCGCGGATCCCTGGGACTGCCAAAAGTGCCGCGACCACATGCACACCTGCGACTTTCACGCTGGCATGGAGGCCGATGGCAAAACTCCCCCAAAGCAGGGCTCACGCGCCCCAATAAGCAATAACCAATTTTAGTAAAAAAGGAGAAACCCTAACATGAGAACAGCCGAATCAGTATCACCAATGCACCCTGACAAAATATGCGACCGTATTAGCGACGCCATCCTGGACGCTTGCCTCGAGCAGGATCCCGACAGCCGAGTAGCCATAGAAACAATGGGCGGGCACGGCATCATCACCATCACCGGCGAGCTTACCACCAATGCCTATGTCGATATGCGGGAGATAGCACAAAAAGTAGCAGGCAGCCAATACGGTGTGCAGGTAAACGTAGTGCGGCAGAGCCCGGAGATTGCGCAGGGCGTGGATACCGGCGGAGCCGGTGACCAGGGCATCATGATTGGCTATGCGGTACGTGATACCCCGCAGATGCTGCCACTCGAAGTTGTACTGGCCCGCAGCCTCAACGAGTTTATCTACGACAAGCACCCATACGACGGCAAAACGCAAATTACTGTCGACAAGGGTGTTATTACCCAGGTTGTGGCCAGCTTTCAAAACGTCACCACACTCGAGCTCGATGCACTTATTGCCCAATGGGAGGAGCAGCTAGACCTCGGCGTGATTATCGACCCGGACGCTGCCATTCATATCAACCCAGCAGGGGATTGGAATATCGGAGGGTTTGAAGCCGACACTGGCCTGACTGGACGTAAATTAGCAGTTGATAACTATGGTCCATCAATACCAATCGGCGGTGGCTGTTTTAGCGGCAAGGATCCATCAAAGGTAGACCGCTCTGCTGCGTACATGGCTCGACACATTGCTGCCGCCCAGCTGCGAGAAATTGAAGATGCGGAGGAGGCTTTTGTGCGCCTGGCTTATGCTATCGGTTATGATCAGCCTGTCGAAGCAACCGCCATCGTATCGCACAAGGATGGACGCCAGGCAACTATCAACCTGCTGAATAGTGATCGCTGGGACTTGAGCCCTAATGGAATAATTGAGCATTTGAAACTGAAGCAGCCGATCTATGCTAAGACTGCGATGTATGGGCACTTTGGCCACGACTTCGCTTGGGACTAATATCACTGGGCTTTCAGTGGGTTTATAATAAAAACAGGAGCTAGAAAAATATGGCAGGAATCGACAACCTCAAACCATGGGAACCCGGCCAATCGGGCAACCCGGCGGGCAAACCACCGGGTACTCGCTCGTGGGCCACTATCGTGCAGGGTCTATTAGACGATCCTGATTTGGCGGAGTCGCTACTTGAAGAGAAGCCGGGCTGGTGGGACAAGCTGCCAAACAAGAATGCGCACGAAGCAATAGCCACTGCCATGACTATTCGTGCGTTGGGCGGCGACGTGAAAGCGGCCACCTGGCTGCGTAAAACCGCCTACGGTGACAAGCTAGACCTCACGACCGACGGCCAACCGGTAAAAGCCGTGGCGCTGTTTGATATGCGCGCTGGCATGAAGATGCAAATGGTGCCGGTGAAGCCTCCAAAGGCCCCGAGCAAAAAAGTTGTACACCCCAAAAAGAAGCCGAAAACCACCAAGAAGCCCGCCGGCAAATAGCGATATATCCCCCATTTACCCCCTCATTTTACTTGCTTTATCGCCCCATTTGTTCTATTTTTGTTCCCTCCCCTACCCTACTCACATCAAAAATAAAAGTCCCCCCACCCCTATAAAACATAAAAATAGGGGGGTCTAGGGGCGGAGTAGGGGAGTGGTGGTATACAATAACGGTAAGGAGACCACTAGCGTAATGACCAACGACGAATTCACCATCACGACCAAGCAGGCCGAGGTGCTCGGAATCATCAGCAACTCGCCGCTCACCGGCATTGAAGAGTTGTTTCTTATTGGCCCGATCGGGTCGACCAAGACGTTCGTTATGGCATACGCCGACATTAATATCGCGTACCAGTTCCCGGGCTCCGCTATACCGGTTGGCCGAAAGGATGCGGCCGAGCATCAGTTTGGTACGTTCTCCGTTTACCTGGAGGTGCTCGACGAAATGGGCATGATCGAGGGCACGCACTTTACCCTGCGCCAGGCACCCAACGATATGCAGATACGCTTCGCCAACAAGTCGCAAATCAAATTTATTGGTATGAACCCATCCCGCGACCGGCAAGGCTCGAAGCTCAAGATAACCGCTACCAAAGCCAGCATCGACGAGGCCGACGACGTCGATAAAAACCAGGCGATCATGCTGCAGTCGCGTACCGGCCGTAAAAACAAAAACGGTGCGCCGCGCATTACCACGTACTGCTGCAACCCAAACGAAGCGTGGATCAAGTGGGATATATACCTACCCTGGCTCAAGCGCATTAACCGCCGGCCCGACAATATCGACGACCAGGAATGGGAGCAGGTCGAGCCATTGGACTCAAAGATAGAGGTGGTCGAATTCCAAATGGAAGACTCCCCGCTTTACCCAACCGGCTATTATGACCGGTTCCTCAGCCGCCCGATAAACTGGGTCAAGCGATTTTTGCGCAACGATTGGTTTTACCAGGACGACGAGGACGCCCTATTCAAAATGCGCTCGCTCGACCGGCTCACCACCAACATACTCACGCCCGGCGCGAAGTATATCGCTATCGACCCAAACGCTGGCGGTAAAGACCGGGCGGCCATTGCGCTGTGGGAGGATAACGCCGTGGTGGATATCGAGGTGTATACCACGGAGGATATCAAACGCTATGCCGGCAAAACCTACCCGGACATGCGCAAAAACGAAGATCTAAAAATGGCGCTGGATCCATTCAACCCAGGGCTCATACTCGGCTATATTACCCTGGATATGATGGAGCGCGAGGGCGTGGGAGCGTACAACGTGATCGGGGACGTCGTTGGTGTGGGTCAGGGCTGGCTGACGTTCATGCTCGGCCGAGGCTACAAAGTGCAGCAATTCAAGGCCGGGGCCGCGCCATACCAAACACCCGAGGAGGAGCTGCGCAAGGTAAAGCCGCCATACGACATATTGCGCTCGCAAATGTACTATTTGCTATCCCTCGACGTCGACAACGCCCGGGTGCGGTTCTATTCCGACTGCCCGCATATATCTACCCTCAAAAAGGAGCTGCAGTACCATAATGCCGACGCCACTAGCAAGACCATCACGGTTACTTCAAAGGACGTCATCAAAAAAGATTATGGCGCGAGCCCGGACATTGCCGACGCTGTTATGATGGGCTACTACCTCCGATTAATACGATTGTCAAGAGGTAATATGGCGAAAGGCATCGCTTCTGTAGGCAAATCGGTTGACGAGCTGTACAATAATGGTAACGGATATTATTAGAAACAAACCTGGAGGCCATCCACTTATGAAACTCAAACTTGGTCGTTACGAAATAGAACTCGCCCGCGAATCGGGGAGCAGCACCAAAAAGCCAAAGACCGATGGTAAAGAGCAAGGATCGGCCGACGCCGGCAGCTCGGTCATCGAGTATTTTGGCAACGAGCACAAGGAGCCAACCACCCAAGATATCATGAAGATGATCGACAATGACGGCACCGCCGCCATGTTGTATACCGTCATGACCGTGCCGCTGCAGGCGAGTAATTGGTATCTGCAGCCGGATCCGGCCGATGTGGTTACTACCGTTGACGAAAACGGAAACAAAACAACCACCCACCCGCAGGCCGACTTTATCGACGAGTGCCTTCGGAACCCGGAGCACAAGGGCGGTATGTCGACGCCGTTCTCAAACATCATCGCCAATATTTGTTTAGCCGTGGCCCAAGGGCACCGGTTCTTCGAGATTGTATACAAGCTGCGCGACGACGGCAAAATCGTATTCAAAAAGGTTGTGGCCCGCGAGCCTGACACGTATGTAATCCAAAAAGACGAGACCGGCGGCTTTGCCGGCGTGAAGCAGAGTGTCAAGCGCGACAATAAAACCGTCAGCGTGTTTATTGATATCCCGTACTCGTTCCTGTTCACGTACCGCAAGGAGCGCAAGCCGCTCGAGGGCATGACCGCCTTCCGCGCCGCATACTACCACTACGACAAAAAGCACCGCCTCTACTACCTGATGAACCAGCAGGGCCAGGTATCGGCTATCCCTATCAAGAGCCTCGAGCAGCCCGACGCCGAAGTGGACGATAAAGTCCGCGATGCAAACTTGGCGGCCGTCGACAAATTGGCCGTGCGCCCATCTATCGCACTGCCGTTTGGCTGGAAACTAACCGTGCATGATATCAAACCGGGCATTGACCTATCGAAGTACGTCGACCACCACGACACCCAAATGGCGCGCTCTACGCTTTCACAGGGCCAGCTCCTGGGCAACCAGTCGCAATCGCAAGGTGGATCGTACGCCCTGGCGGAGTCGCACTGGGATACGTTCATGTTTGCCGAGCGCTCTATGATGACCACGGTAGAGGAACACATCACCAATTATCTAGTGGCTAAGCTCATCGATTTCAACTTTGCGCAGCCGCTTTATCCGGAGTTCAAATTCAGCGACCTCACCGACGGTGTTATGGCACTGCTCGAGGAGGCGTTCAAATCGCTGGTTACCAAGGGCTCGGTGCCCGACTGGGTTTCTGAAGGTATCGTTACCCGCGTTGCTGAAAAACTCGAGATAGAAAAGCCGGAAGTTGACGAAGACCAGCAGGACGCTATCGACGACGCCAACACTCAAATACAGCAGCAAGCGCTCAACGGCGGCCAAATGACCACGATCGTAAATATCGTGACGGCCGTTACTACTGGCTCCCTGCCGCCTGAAACCGCCAAGGCTACTATCCTGGCCGGCTTCCCGGTACTGGATCCAAAGACTGTCGACGCCATCATTGACCCTGCATACAAGGCGTGGCAAGAGGCCGAGAAAAAGAAAGAGGAAACCGGCGACGATGACGCCAACAACGACAACCCGGATGATACCCCTCCAGGCAACGATCCGGAAAATCCGGACGGTTCAGGCGGTGGCGAACCGCCAGCTGACGACCCGACCAAAGTAGAGCAGGCCAAACGCCCAAAAGCCAAGGCCACCCTCGATAAAGACGGCAACGAGTGGTGGCGCGAATTAACTGCACCGGAAGCAAAGGTGCAGTTTGCTAAGATTCAAAAAGCCGCCGACGAAGCCGAGGCCGATTTGCTCTCCGAGCTGAAGGATCACTTCGATACCCTACAGGCCGACACCACCAAGCGCCTGCGCCCGCTCCTGGAGAAGGACGGCGCGGCCGGTATTGATGGGTTCACGCTCAAAGACCAGAAGGGTCTCGAGAGTATATACGCCGATGCCATGCTGCAGATATATAGCGACGCCAAAAGGGATGCCGCCAATGAAATCAAGCTGCGTGCGCCCGGCGATAAGCGCAAATCAAAGCAGCTCCTGAAGCAGTACGCCGCTACCGTGGCCGAGAAGCAGTACGCCGACCTGACGTTTGCTATTAAAACGGAAGTTAACAAGGCAGCCCGCGCCGGCCAGTTGAACCGTACTGAGCTGTCCGTAAATGAGCTCATCGTACTTATTGGCACGCTGATTGCTCAATTCTTCACCGACAAGGCACCGATCACCGCAGGCGTGGTTACGACGTCGTCAATCAACGTCGGCCGCAATGACGTGTTCGAAGAGTACGAGGATAAGATCCATGCCTACCTTTACAGCGGTATATTGGACTCCAAGATATGCAACACCTGCTACGACTTGGACGGTTCCGTTTGTACTGTAGACGAGTATATAGCCACGCAGTGGATGCCGCCGATTCATTTCTGGTGCCGCTGTATATGGGTCGCCATCATGAAGGACGAGGCTGAGAAGCCGGACTTTACTGGCATACCTACCAACCCTGGAGGCGATGACGCGCCAAGTTTATCCCACAATCACGAGCACATGATAAAATTAGCGGAGGAGAAATAGCATGGCCAAAACACAAACATTGAGCTTCCCGCAAGGCGCGAGCTACCTGATACCGTTCCAGTGCCGATCACGCGGCAGCACACCGGCCAACTATACTGGCTGGAAGATCCTATTTGTCGTCAAAAAGAACCTCACCGACGGCGACGATGCGGCGCTTATTAACCAGCTGATCGTGCCCGCTTCGGATACCGGATACAATGAGCTGCTGCTTAATGGCGACGAAACGTACGAATTCCCGGTCGGCCGCTACTACTACCAGGCGGTTGTCGTGGACGCCACCGGCACAGTGGGCAAGTCTGAAGTTGGCCTGTTTGTAGTCGAAGAAACAACACTGCGCAGCAATGCTGGCACGTACGTCGGGCCAAACCCGCCGCTCAACCCACCAGCAACGGCCGGGCTCATTTTAAATGCTCGCCAGCCTATTTACCTCGATATTACACTCATCACCTCAAGCGGTATGTCTGCAGCAATATACGACCCGCAGCACATCCAGGCGGACGCGTTCGCGCGCGTGAACCATACCGGCACCCAGGCGATATCTACCGTGTCCGGGCTCCAGGCAGCGCTCGACGCCAACTCGTCGGCCATTAGCTCGCATATCACCAACGCGAGCAACCCGCATGCGGTCACAAAAGCGCAGGTGGGCCTAGCCAACGTGGATAATACAGCCGACGCAGCCAAAAACGTGTTGTCGGCCACCAAGCTCACCACGCCGCGTACGATCAATGGCGTATCCTTTGATGGCACCGGTAACATTACCATCACGGACTCTACCAAAGAGCCGACCATTGGTGTTGGTACTACTGCGCAATACTGGCGCGGTGATAAAACGTGGCAAACCCTCAACAAAAGCGCTTTGGGGCTTGGGAACGTGGATAATACCTCGGATGCCGATAAGCCCGCTTCTACAGCGGTTCAAACGGCGCTTAATAGTAAAGCTACGCTGCTTAATATACCGCAGTACGCATTGCCGTATCGCAATGCGGCAGGGTCGGGCGAGCCAAACACTAATTTATTAGTCGCTTCCGGATCGGCGGTTGCCGGGACAGTGGCTATGCGCGATGGTGCGGGTGCTATCCACGCTGCAACCGCAACCGCCGGTACACATGCCGTCAACAAGACGCAAATGGATGCTGCAGACGCGGATCATGTCGCAGCCGCAGACCCTCACCCTCAATACATGAACAGTGATAGAGGAGATGCTCGATATGCTGGCCAACCTTACTCAGTAATGGCTAAGAGTCAATTCGCCTCTCTCTCAAGCTCATACGGCATATTAGGACGTGTCTTTGGCAACGATGGCTATAAAAACGATCTACAAGTATATGGACTCTCTACTCAAGCTAGTACGCCTACTCCTGATGTACCAGTACCTATTGTGAGTACGACAGGGAATGTTACGGTAAATAGCCGAAATAAAAACCTTTTCAATGCAAATCTGCAAACTGGTAACTTCCGAAACGTCGTCGTCAGTTCAATCGACAACTCAATAACGCTCAAATCAACAGTTAACAATACCTCCTATACAACTTATCGAATAGACGGCGTACAGCCGAATACAACATATACGCTTTCCAGAGACATTTCAATAACGGGCGGAACAGGAGGTGCGACTGACGGAGTAGCGTATATCAATTTGAACAGTACCTATTTGACGAATATACTTAAAAGTCAACAATCAATAACGTTCACGACAAATAGCACTACTACTTACATAACGCTTATGTTCTATACTTATGACGCTCCAAGTGGTTCATACGCAGAGATGACCGTAGCTATGACAAATATCCAACTAGAGGTTGGGAATACTAAAACGGTTGCCGAGAAAAACACCAACACCACCCAAACCCTCCCTCTCGGCACTACTCAACTACGCTCACGCCCTAACGGTGTATCAGACCGTATCTATAAAGACGGCAGCACTTGGAAGTTAGAGCAGAATGTAGGAACGATGACATTCAACGGTTCGGAAGCATGGATTGTAGG